TCCTATCCTCCACACCTGCGTCAGCATTTCCAGCTATACAATCCAAATCGATGCTCGAAATGCTGACGCAGGTGTGGAGGATAGGATTCGCAACGTGATAACAAGTTACGGGGATGCTATCGCACAGCAAGCAGCAAACATCGTGATGGATAATCAGGTAAGAGGCGCATGACAATTTCCTATCCGATAACATGTCCAACATCTTTAAAACCTGGGGCTACTCGCTGGCAGATGGCGAGCGCGGTTACGCTAAGTGTATCGCCGACCACATACCAGACCACTAAGTACGAGTACGACGGAGAGTCGTGGACTATAGAGGTGTCGTATCCCCTTTTAACTAGACAAGAGGCGGCCCCGTTCTTTGCTTTCCTAGCATCCCTAAGAGGACAAAACGGCACGTTTCTGTTCGGAGATACGCTACTTTCGCAGCCCCTTGGAACAGGCAGCGGTACCCCAAAAGTAAATGGGGGAGCACAGACCGGGAACAAGGTCCTCGTCAGTGATGGGTGGTCGGCATCGCAAGTGGTACTGAAGGGTGGGGACCTCATACAGGTTGACCAGCGTATTTATATGGTGCTCGCTGATGTCACCTCAGATGGGTCCGGCAACGCAAGCATTGATGTATTCCCTCGGCTCAGGTCGCATCTCGACAATGCGTCAATCGTGACAAGTAATCCGCAAGGATTGTTTCGACTATCAGATGACCAATCAACCATCGTTGAGGCAGGACCCACGCAGTTATTCAACATTGCGTTTCGAGCGATAGAGGCGCTGTAGAAATGCGAACTTTATCGGTCGGAATGCAGACGGCAATAACTCAGGCTACGCTTCGGCCTGTGTTTCTTGTTTCAATAGAGTTTGGAAACTCGACCGTGCTGTACCTCAACGACCGCAGCTTCGACATCTCATGGGACAGTAAAACGTGGGAGGGTAACGGATGGTTGCGGCCTATTAAAGCAATCGACGAGACCTCAGATGTAAAAGCGGTTGGGTGTGAAATCACATTGAGTGGGACAATAACGCAACTGGTTTCGTATACGCTGACGTCAGCTCGCTTAAAAAACAGAGGGAAGATATGGCTCGGGTTGCTTGATGAAAACAACGCATTAATAGCAGACCCGTATCTGATATTCTCTGGAAAATTAGACTTTCCAAAAATCGACATAACGGAAACAGAGATGACCGTCACTCTCGCCTATGAAAGCGACCTCCGAGGGCTTGAGAGAGCAAACGAATTTCGCTTCACCGACCAAAGCCAAAAGGAGCTTTTCGCAGGGGATAAGGGCTTCGCCTATGTTGCGTCAGTGGAGAAGTGGGACGGGTATTGGGGCAAGCCTGAAAGTGCACGATGGGTAAAATTTAGGCGAAGCAAGTAATGGCATCTATCTCAAAAATTAGCAGAAATCGAATCGTCAAGCGAAGCATTAATCTTCCGAAAGGTGTCGTTGCACTGAGCGCAAGTCGCAGCTCTAAGAGGAATAAAGATAAAGACAAGGACAACAAACCAAAGATTCGTGGGGCGGAAGTAAGTATCCGACAATCGGCTGCGCCCGGACAAATAATTTACGGAACCTTCAATGTCGGAGGCATTTACACGTTCCTAGAGACCAGCAAAGATTCGGGAGCGTTTGTTCGCCTCGGCACCGAAAATTCAATGGTCGGGGTATATGCTAAAAACGGGGGTGCTGCTGGAAACGATATTTCAATCGCACTGGTGCTTGACGGTATAAGAGTAAGTACCAGCGTAACTGTCACAGGGACAGACATCGTTGTTAAACTAAAATCCGCAGATGGCGCATCTACAACAGCAACCGCAGCACAGGTTATTTCAGCGATTAAGGCAAGTGCGGCAGCTTCGGCGCTAGTTGGAGTTGATGATGCGGAGGGAAACGGAACTGGAATCGTCGAGACTGTCGGGCAAACCTTCCTTCAATTTGGTGGCGGTAGTTGGCTTCATCAAATAATAACGCTTGCGTGTCATGAAATTACGGCAGTTGATGAGCTATATTTTAATGACCGAAAAGTTGAATTTCAGTCGAGTCCAAATGCGCACTTATCGACTGGGTATTTCTCACGATTAAAGGCTGACAACAGTTCCCAATGGCTCGTATTAAAGGGAGTGAAACTAGGAACCGACAACCAAAGCGCGATGGGCGCATTGGTGAATCAATTGCCGTCTAAGTGGACGGAGGACCATCGACAAAGAGGATGTGCGCACGTTTATCTTATAACAATATGGGACGAAATTCGGTTCCCTCAAGGATTGCCGGGAGTCTCATTCAAGGTGAGAGGCAAGCCGGTTTATGACCCAAGAAGTGGAAACACGGGATACAGCGCAAACGCTGCGCTAGTTATTGCAGACTACTTGACCAACACGAAGTTCGGGATGGCGGTTGAATGGGCAGATATAGACGAGGCGGCGTTAATTAGTGCAGCAAATGAGTGCGATGAAGTCATTACGTTAGCAAGTGGCAGCACCGAGAGGCGGTATCAGATTCATGGAGTCTTCGATGCTAGTCAGTCGCCGCAACAAGTGCTTGAGGAGATGGCCGACGCAATAGCGGGTGACATCGTATACCAGGGTGGCAAGTGGCGTATCCTTCCTGGCAAGTGGAGAGCTCCAAACGTCTCTCTCTCTCGCAGTGACGTTGTTGGGGGGCTCACGGTTGTAACTCGTAGGAGCAGACGGGACACGTTCAATTCGGTGAGAGGCACAATCGCAAGCAAAGATAACGACTATGAGCCAGTAGACTTCCCGGTTGTTACAGTTCCAACCTATGTGACAGAGGACGGCAGGAAAATATACAAAGACCTAACGCTGAACTTCGTTACCTCTCAGACACAAGCGCAGAGGATTGCGAGAATACGCCTGGGGCAGATTCGACAGCCGATAGTGGTTGATGTTGCGTTTACTATCAAAGCGATGTCGCTACAGATAGGGGACGTCGTTCAATACACAGATGAGACATTCGGGTGGAGTAATAAAGAATTCGAGATTCGCAATTTCGCTTTTGAGATGAACAGCTCAGGCATGATTTCGGTGCGAGTTACATTGGCCGAGACCGATGAGCTAATTTATACCTGGACTACGGCAAACGAACTTGCGGTGGACCCTGCTCCGAATACCAACTTTCCAAAATACTCCAACATTGAATCGGTCACAGGTCTCACGCTCGCTAGTGGAACGGAGCATCTATACATCAGAACCGATGGGACCGTGTTCGCAAGATTGAGAGCAACCTGGACAGAGAGCGGCAGTGAGTTCGTGCAGCGTGGTGGGTCGTACGAGGTTCACTACAAGCAATCGGCGAGTGCAACGTGGATACCTACGGCAATTGTCACAAGTGACATCACAAATGTTTACATCCTTGATGTAAAAGATGGAGAGCAATACGACGTACGAGTCAGGGCATTAAGTGCGGCTGGCGTTGCAAGCTCGTGGGCTACTGTCACCAACCATATCGTTATCGGCAAGACAGCAGCCCCGTCGGATGTGCCCTCGATAGGCGCAAGCGTTGATGGGTTTGGGCTACTGCTACAATGGCAAACAATATTCGACCTGGATGTTCAAGAGTACGAGATTCGGTACGGTACAAGTGGAGCAAGTTGGGCCTCGCTCTTGGCAACAGCGTTTAGGGTCAAATCGAATCAATACTTTTTCAAAACATTCGCAGCCGGTACTCATGTCTTTCATGTGAAAGCAGTGGATACCACGGGCAACTACAGCGTTAACTCGACAACGACATCTCTCACTGTAGCAGCACCGGGGGCAGTGCAGTCGTATAACGTAGGTCAGATTGATAACAACGTTCTCGTAGACTGGGAACCTCCGACGGCAGGAACCTTTCCGATTTCTCACTACAACGTATACGAGGGGGCAACTTTCGCTGGGGCTACTTTGCTCGGGAAGGTTGGAGGGACATTCTACACATACATCGAACAGATTGGAGGAACAAATACATACTGGGTCACGGCTGTCGACATAGCAGGGAATGAAGGAGCGCAAACAGGGAAGACGGTTCTCGTGGCGAGCCCTCCAGATTACATTCTGGTCGACCAAAGAACGCTCAATCCAAGTGGGGCAACGCTTACCAATACGCTAGACCAGTGCAACGGAACGTGCTTATACGGGCCAGTAAATAGCACCGAAACGTGGACGCAGCACTTTACAAGTAACGGAAATAGCACCATTCAAGATTTCATCGATGATGGGTTCTCGCTTTTTCTTCAACCAACCCCGGCGAGCGGAACGGCAGAGTGGACATTCGACCTGGGCGTAGTGCTTCCTCAAAATCTAATAACGGTTGCGTGGCTATATACAGCAATTGCAGGCACGGTGACCGTTTCTCCGACTATCTCGTGGAGAGCTACAACAGGAGATGCGTGGACGAGCGGAACCGTAGGCGCAGGTCAGGTATTCGCCACAAACTTTCGTTACGTTAAGGTCGTGCTTACATTATCGGGAGCGAATAACCTGAGTTACGCTCGCATTACCAGCGTTAACTGCAAGATTGATACAAAGAAGCAGAATGATTCGGGGGCTGGAACTGTAACCGATGCCACAAACGGGAAGGTTGTGAATTTCGGATTGGACTTCGTGGATGTGTTCTCTATCGTAGTTACGCCACTATCAACGGCAGCACGTTTTGCCGTAGTGGACTTTAACGATGTACCAAATCCAACTAGCTTTACCGTTTATCTTTACAACGAAAATGGAGTGAAGCAGACGGGGAGCTTTACGTGGGTTGCTCAGGGAGTAGTGAATATCAGCTAAGGAAAAGACATGACCGACTTTAATACACCAACAAATACGACAACCTACACATCGGTGCTCTCGACAATCAACGACAAGATTTCGAGCGTTGCCAAAATGCTTTTTAGTAGCGACACAAATATTCCAACGGGCACGCTTCAGTACAATCGAACAACAAGAGTCTTCGAGGAATGGAACGGCTCAACATGGGTTGCGATGAGAGTGGAGCAACCAGGAATCATAAAGTCGTTCGCAGGGACAAGCGCACCGGTAGGTCATTTGTTGTGCGATGGTGCGGCGGTTAGTCGAACTACTTATGCCGCATTGTTCTCGGCCGTTGGCACAACGTATGGCGCTGGAGATGGCAGCACGACGTTCAATCTTCCAAACATGAAAGGTCGGTTTCCGTTAGGAAAAGCCGATTCGGGAACTGGTGCAACACTTGGACAGACAGGTGGCGCCATTGACCATAAGCACACAATCGACGCTCACTACCATACGAGGTCCGATACTCTCGGGGGAACATTAAACATTTCAGCTTCCGGAGGAACGACATCAGCCAAAGCCACAACGGGAATTACCCTCCAGTCAACAAGCACCGCTCATACTCATAGCGGAACCACCGACCTTGGCGATGGGGCTCACGTTCACAGCGCAGTAGAAGGAAGCACATCGGACAGCGGCTCCAGTCCGGTAGACAACATCAAACTGACAGGAGGTACCGGGTCAACTTTAACAGCAGAAATCAGAACTACCGGTTCTGCGCATCAGCACGGTTTCACCACAGGAGGCATGAGCGCAAACGCATCTCACAGCCATACGGTGTTGGAGCCTCTCGACCTTGGCGTTTACGGCCACCAGCACACAGTTCCCAACCACACCCATGCGGCGTCAAGCATCACAGGGACAATCGGTGCGTTCTCAACTGGCAAGAACGGAGACATTGCGCAGGACACACAAGCAAACAATCCTCCTTTCTTGGCCGTAAATTACATCATTACGTTTTAGTGATTGGGCGCTAGTACACAAACCGCATTAGAGGTCGAGCCCTGAAAGACCATCGTCTGATAGCATCAGGCAGTCGCGTCGTATTTCCATGTCTCTCAAAGAAGGGGCTCGGGCAAGCGTAATACAATCAAGGGCATATTGTGTCATGGCCGAATACGAAAACGGCAAAGCGTTTCCAAAGATAGTTTCAGACAGGGAAAAGGGGCATCGGGAATCATTCTCGGGATGGGCTCACGAGGCGTTGGTAAGAATTGAACAAACGCAAGCGCAATACTCAAATCGCTTAGACAAAATCGAAGACAAGCTAGAGACCCAGCTTGAAATTGTGGCCACAAACACGACCTCCATGAGCCGAAGCCTAGAGCTTATTCAACAAACAAATTCCAAGCTCGTCGACGCAATCAGTAACAAAAGCTCAGTGCCAACGGTGGTCGTCCTTATGGTTATTGGGCTGCTTGCCGGCGTTTTTCTTACGCGCGAACTCGCCGTCTCAGGCGGCCGCGCAAAATTCAGCCTGAGCGGTGTCGATATATCCTCCGGAGCGCAACCTGCGGAAGTGGACAAATGAGCTCCTTCAAATGTACTGGAATTGCGGCCGATATGCTTCGATTCGACGAAGGATACGAACGGCAGCCGTACAAGGACACACTCGGATTCTGGACGATAGGGGTCGGGCATTTTCTGGGGAAAGACCTCAACAAAATGACGCTCTCCGATAGGGTCATCCGGGCGATGCTTGAGGAGGACATAGAC